TACTATAATACGGTGCAGGCGTTAAGTTATGTACAAAATTCCATCTTCCATCAGCAGATAGAACATTAACCGAGCCATCATAGTTACCACTTACCCCACTATTGTAACTAAGGTCCAATGGTTCAGGGAGGTTTACCGGGTTATACATTTCCTGTGATACCAGGCGTTGGTTATCAGTTGCACGATAAATATAAATACCCTTACCAAACGCCTTGTCGAATTCGGTATTCAGTTGCTGGCGATTCTCAATAACATAGAAACGACTGGGGTTACTGGTGGGTATTTTCAGGGCTGTGAAATTTGTCACGTAATCCGAAAGAGTAACTATTTCATCGGCAGTAACAGTGTTATAATTCATCCAAGCAAGTTTCTGTCGTTCCCAAGCATTCATACCCCATATCTGAAATCCCCAACCAACTTGATTCGCGCTTAGTACGGATAATCCAGCTAAACGTCCGTTATGACCGCCATATCCAAAACTCTTAAACAACTTATGGGATAGTTCATGAAGACAGACGTGAGTCATCCCATCGAATCCGGAATTTCTCATGCCACTTTGAACTGATCCTAGCGAAACTGATACACCGTCAGATGATGAATTATAAGTTGTCATCAGCGGAGTATACCCTGTGTGAGTTAAAGTACTATCGTAGTCAGTTAGCGAAAACCGGTATATTAGAAATACCCAATCCACTTGACCATTTGGTATGAGTTCATGATTATAATCACTTATATTGCTCCAGTTGTCATAAAGCGAGTAATCAATTTGAGAATCCATCTCTTGTAAAACATAATAAGGGATTTCATAATGATCATTAAATGTCTGGCTTGCTGGTATTGTAAACCGATACACATCACCGATCAAGCTATATAAACCATTAGACATTTGATGCATGTATTTTGTGAGATTCAACCTTTGCCACTGCTGGCCAGGCACAGGTGAGCTTGCATTGATAAAAATCTGCATATCGATTGGATCTTGCGATAAGGGCCAATATGCAGACGGAGTGTTATCATCATATGCGACCCCATCCTGAAACTCTCTATCGACGAATATTACAGGAACTCGAAACACCCCATTTGCAGTTATCTTACAACCACCTCTTAGACCCAAATCTGGATCTCTAAGTTCTTCATCATCATAAAATTCGTCTAAATTAGCCAATGGATCGCTGACTTGAGATGATATGCATACAGCTACCATAGTGATAATCAACACAAATAATATCTTATACATGTTATCCTCCTTTAGATATTAAAACACAGTAACCTTTAACCTTTTGTGAATATTGTCATTTACATCAATACTAATGGTATAGATCCCGGCTGCTAATCTTGGACCATGATCATCTTTGTTCCAATAAATAGTGCCATTGTCTCTAATCTGTGTTTGATAGAGCATTTGGCCACGTATATTGAATATTCGCAACCTTGCCATAGCAGATTTGTCAGCTATTTGGTATTTGATATCAAAGCCGTTGTTTGATGGATTGGGCGATGCTTGAAGTTGAATTACTGCCACATTTGAATAATCTTCATCCACGGTAGAAGAAGGTGGAGTCCCATAAGTAATGCCGTCAACAATGCATGCTACAACATTGTAGTCGGATTCTTCATGACCGAAATAGACAGGACCGAATCCTCTCACCCAGATTACATTGTAGAACAAATCGCCATCATAAGGTAAGTAATAGTAGTGCAAAAACTGTGTGATTGTTCCATAATATTCTAACCATCCAGAGCTACCATACACGGCTTGGTACTTCATTGGGGCATAAGTAGTCCACACCCATACAGGATTGTCTGGATCATTGGACATCACTGTAAAGTCTTCATTTATTAAAAACTCTGTCTCAGGATTATCATCCAAATCGTTCCAAGTATTAATGCTTGGATGAGTATCCCATAGAATTGTTTTATCATCTACGTTGGTTAGCCAAAAACCATCACAGCTTAAAGCCCCTCCCTCACCTATATAATAGAAGACAGTCTCATTGATAACCATGCAATCAATAATCTCCCTCCCCTTTATAATGTAGTTTTGGCCCATGTTTGAATTCAAATCATACCACCAAGTGTTACCAACTTGCAATGGGTTGAAAGAGTATGACTCGGGATCATGGCTTGCTTTCCTAAAGAATTCAACTTTTTGTTCTTCTGTTGGTTCCACCTTGTACTGAAGAATTGATGCTGGGGTTGCATATGCTGCTCCCCATAAGAGCAAGCCTATCACAAATAAGAACATTTTACTCATGTCTCAACCTCCTGGTTTTTAAAACACTTACTTGTCCCAAATTTTAACGTCTATAAAATCAATTTAGTTTTAATATGTAGGCTGCCAACACTTATTTTTGTTTTTCTCAGTTTATTTGCATTTTCTGCCCTGAAGATATGTTCAATAATTCCTAATCAATAACTCAGTCTGGGTCTGGAAGGCACCGGAGACGGTGTATTGCGCTTCGACTTCATCAATCGTGAAGTCTTGGTAGAGTGTTCGGATGTAAGGGTCGTTATTGTAGGATAACAGGAACTTCCCTTTGATGTTTTTCAATGAGGCTGCAAGCTCTTCATGTTTGGTGAATGCGTCTGCGTCTTCTCTGTCGTATAGATGCTCCTTTGTATAGTAGGGTGGGTCGAGGTAGAAGAAGGTATTGGGTGTATCGAAACGGGCAATGAGCTTCTCAAAGTCCTGCTTCTCGATGATCACCTGCTTGAGGCGATCCGAGGCTGCTTTCACCTTTTCGAGGTTTCGCAGGGGCATGTACTTGTAGCCCTGCATGATGCAGAAGTTCTTGCTTCTTGAACCGTAGCTGCAGGACAACTGGAAGTAGAAGCGTATAGCTCGTTCAAGCTCGGTTTTGGGCTCATGTTGGGTGAATGTGTCGAACATCTCCCTCGATACCAAGTACTGATTCAACTCCGTCACAAACGCTTCAGGGTGCTGCTTGATGTACTTCCAGAAGTTGACCAAATCACCATTGATGTCGTTGTAGACCTCGGTATATCTGCTCTTGGGTCCGGTCTGCCAGTCTTCCTTGTTAGAGCTTTTCCCGAATAGTATCCAGGCAGCACCACCAAAAACTTCACAGTAGATGTCATGCTTGGGGATGAGTGGCAGTATCTTCTTTCTCAGGAGTCGCTTGCCACCAACCCAGGAGATGATGCTGTTCACGATATCCCCCTGATCTCTTTGGTAGTTTTGGGTTGGGTTTTCGTGGCTTCCGGATCGAGGTCTACCAAGTCGAAGTTGGCGATGATCACTTCATTGAACTCGGACTTTCCTTCCTTGCGGTTGATGCCCTTGGTTCTGGTGACATGCTTGATGTCATAGCCTTTGTATAGCTTGAGCACTTCTGGGTTATCATCATAGGAGAGAATGAACCGTCCATTGATCTTCTTGAGTATATCCCTTAGTTGGGTATGATCAAACTGCTTGGAGTTCTCATAGGTATAGCCCAGCATGTAGGGTGGGTCACAATAGAAGAAGTTGCTCTTGGTATCGTACTTCTCAATCACCTTCTCATAGGAGAGGTTCTCGATGATTACCATGTCCAGTCTTCTGTGCAGTTCTTTGATGCGTTCCAGACGATTATACATACTGGAGGTGCCACGCTTCTGGGAGGTTCCGAAGCTGTCACCTTTGCTTCCGAATGATCTGGTTATCAGGAACATGAACCTGGCAGCCCGCTGTATCTCAGTTAAACCTTCCTGCTTGAGGATATCGCCAAAGAGCTTGCGGCTGGCTACGAGGAAGTCCAGTTCTTTGATCAGCTCATCAGGATGATACTTCACTTGCAGGAAGAGATTCACCAGGCGGTAATCGAGATCGTTATAGACTTCCAGATCGCCCCACTTGTCCTTGTAAAGGAGCATCCAGGCTGCACCACCGAAAGGTTCAATATAGCCTTGAATATCTGTGGGAACATACTTGGAGATGACCTTTCTCAGGAGGCGTTTGCCGCCTATCCAGCCGATCAATGCATCCATCAAGCTTCTCCTTTCGGATCAGCCAGGCAGAGCCGCAGGTACAGTTCAGGCAGTGAGAGAGTATCAAAGTCCTCATTGGTGAAGCCCAGTTTACGCAGGATCATTTCGAACCTCTCGTAGGGGTAGTGGGACTGGCTTTGACCGCTAATCCGAAACTCCCGAGCCAACCTTTGAACCTCTCGCTGTTGGCTCTGATATAGACGAAAAAAGCCGAGATGTACTCCAACGCTTCAATGGCATCCATTGCCTCAGGTTCTCTTCCTGAGATGATGCGGATAAGCTCCTTGTCCACTTCTGACTGGGATATCAGTTCAAGCAGTTCCACTTCCGATACCTTGGTTACCTTGCCGGAGAGGAAGTCCTCGAGCTTGGCTTTGAGGGTAGTATTCGAGATGGTCAGGCTGAGGATCTGCCGGAGTTGGCTATAGCTCAGTTTGGGTTCTGTTTTCATATTGTGCCGTCCTTATTGGTTGAAGAACATCTTGATGGCAACGCCGATCAGCATAAAGAACTGGGAGGTGGAGACACCCAGGAGTATTTTCATGTTCGTCTCCACCCTCGCCATTCTGGTCACCAATGAGTTATTACTGTTTCCGTTGCCGTAGATCTCTTCATGTACGCTATCAATCTTATCTTTTATCTCAGGTTTACATTGGCAATCCATGTTCTTGTCCTTATTGGTTGATGATTACTGGTGTACTTAGGTTCCGGCAGGAATGTCCTTGAGGACAAAGATCTTACCGTTGGTGATGCCGGAGAACTCGGTGGAGATGACTACCGAGAACAGCCCGTCAGCTTCTCCCGACCAGTCCACTGTCCAGCGCAGTCCATTGAAGATCACTACCCGGTCGAAGCCTTTGGATACTACTACGATGGTGGTGTTCCTGCCCATGAACAAGCTGCTTTCGAGGAAGTTCTTCTGCTTGTTGGAGAGACCTACGATGGTCAATTCGGCAGTAGAGGTCCGCTTGCCGGGCAGGGTATAGTTGCGGGTCTTGAGCTTGGTGATCTTGGAGTCGGTCTTACCGGGCTTCTCAGCCAGCTCTCCCATCAGGTCGAAGTTGGTGCTCAGTTCGGTCTTGGTACTGCCCTGAGTGGCATAGAGAGTATTGATATCGGACTCGGTATAGGTGCCTATCCCGAAGTAGATATCGTCGGCAATCATCACATCCATCAGGGCACTGAACTGCAAATCCGACTCCACCATGGGAGCCGGATAAGTCGGTTGGGAGATGGGGTTAGGCATCTAAAATGCTCCCTTGAAGGCTTTACCGATACTGAACAGCCACTTACGGCTGTGGAAGACGTATTCGATTGCTCCCCCGAGGGTGCCGAACACCTTCATGACCATACTGGTTTTTGAAATAGTGCATAGTGAAAAGCAGGCTGATCCAGTGTCATAATGGATAGAAATGAATTAGTTATTGACAATATCACCCAAAGAAGATGCTTTGATTATCCGTATTGAGGAGAGATAATGCATATTAGACTGGATAATAGGCTGGAACTGCTGTTTACGATAATGCTGTTGTCAGATTATGAGGACGGAGGCTTGCTAGCCCGGAAGGGTAACGGGCAGGCAGAGCAGGTGAGAGCGCACTTTTCCAAATACAGCTCGCATCAGGCAGTCATTGATTTCTCCAAGGTTTGGATGGCTGAGATTAGCATGGATACCATACCGTTTTATGCCATGTCACTAGCTCAGGATTACTCCCTCAATCCCAAGATAGATATGGAATACCTCGTAGAGGAGATTCCGGATCAAAAGACCATCTCAGCTTATGCGAAAAAGCTGAAAGCCTTTGCCGAAGAGAGTGACTTTGACGGATATTGTATGAGGCTCAAAACTGACTTTGCTCCTTATCTGGAGAAAATCAACTCCTTGCTGGATAAAAGACCGGTACAGACTATCCTGGAAAGCTATCTGGGAATGGAGTTCCCCCAGGTGCATATCGTCCTGTCAACCCTGATGAAGCCGTTTATGTCGCTTACTTTTCCTGGAGAAGAACAAACTGAAGTGTATTCTTTTACCAGCTATCCTGGGCTTGTTATCGCTGAAAAGAATCAAGGGCTGGAAAGGGTCTTGATCTGCTCTGTTTGGCATGAATTATCGCATCATGTGATCAACCCGCTGAGTGAAATGCTTTGTGAGAGTGATGACATGATGCGTGACAAAAGGGATGAATGGTTTTGTCCCCTGAATGAGAGCATTATCTGGGCGATCACCATCAGACTTTTGCTGGCTGAAGGTATCATCACTGAAAAGAGCGTGGGGTTCATGATCCAGAATGGTATGAAAAACAAAGCACCAATGACAGAAACCATGTATAAATTATTGATAGATTATGAAGCCAAACGACACCTGTATCCTGGCATTTCGGCTTATTTCCCTGTGCTTTCTGAGGTGATCTGTAAGTGAACCAAACCACCTCAAACACCCACTCGCCAACAAATAAATCCTGCCTTGTATCTTTTTGTTTTCCGCTAATTCAATTGGCAAAGCACAACCACCAGGTCAAGACCTGTGGCCAAGAAGCCTGATTAACTCACAGTAACTACTCTCTCCTTGAAATGCCATATGATCCTCTTGTAAATCCCAGGTGATTCCGAGGTGGGACGAGGGATTCACGAGGGAATCACCTCTGCACACGATGAGTTTGTTTAGGTGATGAAGGGGGAGAAATCTCTTAAAACCAAAAAGAAACAGGTTAGTGTCCCACCTTCCACGATTACGAAATAGTCGATCATGAGACCGTTCTTGAAGTTGTTGTAGTCGAAGGTCTTGATCTCGGAAAGTATCTCGACATTGATGGCTATAGGCAGGCAGGCTAAGCCCCAGGCATTGCTCTTATGGGTGCTCTTCTTGATGTGGATGATATCGGCATAGGCGAAGTCCTTTTTCTGGTTGTTCTTGACCTGGATATAGTTGGGGCGAAAGAAGCCGAACTCGTCATAGTTCTCCACGATCTGCACTTCACTTGGAAGCATGCGTTCCAGACCCATCCACTGACCCTGTGCGTTACGCATCTTGATCAGGAAGCCATTACCACAAGCGAGATAGAACTTGATCATCTCAGCCAGGATAGTAGTCTGGTCTTCACAGGCAGGGAACTCGGCAGCTTCCATCCAGGACTTTACCTGGCTGTTCTTGCAGTCGAACTCCATTACCGTTGCCATCGACAGGGCATCCACACAACCCGAGTGGTACTCATCGGTATCCAGGAGATTGAGTAGGTTGCTCATCGAGTAGGGTTGAGAGACTACTTTCTTGGTCTCTGCTGCCTTGGAGATCAGTTGCTTGCCGACTCTACTCAGTTTGGATAAGTCAATCGGCTCAGGCTTATATTTAGTCTCTAAGAGATCAGAAGCAGAGCTGATAGCCAGGTTGTAAGCTCCCAGTCGCATTACTCTCAAGCAGATGCTCCTGTTCCTGCTTTGAGAAGGTCGATCTTAGCGATCCTGACTAGTCTGGTGCCGTCGATGCGGCTCGTGTAATACTCAATACTGGGCAGGTCCCGGTTCATTAGCTTCAGGTAGAAAGAGCGGAACTTCTCTTTGAGTTGATACAAGTCGGAATCAGGATCAGATACATTCTGAGCATTAACAATAAGGAAGACAGTCCATGCCAGATCAGTACTCACGAACTGGCGAACAGTGCCATTCTTACCAGTCTCAGAGTCCAGGATCACGATAGCACAAGGTAACTGCTTGGGGATAGCATCTTTGTTGAACTGGATGGTAGGGATATCGGAAAACTTCAATGCATCGACTATCCGTTTCCGGTCTGCGATAAACTTCTCATGTGCGGTCATAGACTTACCTCGATAGAACTCAGTTGTTGATATATCCACTGCTCCCGGTTGGCGATAACCTCAGCGAACACATTACGGGCAGCGATGCCTTCCCGCTTGATCTTGCCCCGGATGAGATAAGCGATCTCAGTTACGGTCAGCAGCTTACCTGTCTCTTTATCAGTCCAAGACAGGTGCTTTCGTTCGACCCAAGCAATAAGTGGAGCGATCGGAGTCCAGGAAGGAACTTTGCCACCCAATACAAATGGCTCGTGACGTACGTTGGAGCCTACTCTCAGGATCATGGCATCGGGACTGGTCTCAAGTAAGTAGCCTGTATTGCCATAGAAGTCGCCTTTGTCATAGATCTGCTGTGCCAGTATCTCCTTGCGGGATTCGGCATCGATAACAGAACCAATCAGATGCAGACGGCTCTCCAAGGCTGCATAGATAGCCCTATAGACTTCAATCATGATCTCATCAATGGTATTGGAGTTCTGCTCAGGCATTGATACTCCAATGGAAGCTTAATAAGACAGAAACATCTGCGTTAATCCGTTCGATCTGCGTCATCTGCGTTCTATTCATGTCAGATCACTCCCACCCGGATCACTCTCGGGGGTCGGGGTTTCAGCTCATCCAACCTCTGCATACCAGTAGGATTGAGATAGTCACGAAGCCCTGTAAGTGCTCTCAGCTCAAGGTTGGCTTTGAATGCTTCAATTTCGCTCCCTGTGAGCAGTTCGGTGGCTGATTGGTCTAATCCTACGGTTTTGACTATTCCTTCGCCCAGGGTCTTCAAATTGAGAAACTCACAAGTACTGTGCAGCATCAGGAAACAGAATCCAAAACGAAAAGAGACCAGAAACGGATCATCATCAGGGTAATCGTTGCGTATTGCATCCTGGTAATGATTATCCAAAACAAGGGTTCTGATCGTCTCCATGACGATAGCCTTATGCTCTTTGAAGATGCCGTTATCGCCCATCTCCTTGGGAAGATTGAGTATAGACAGCATGGCATCAATCTCGACCGGGATCGGTATCACTTACCTTTCCTCATCAGTTCAGATAGTTCAATCGCCCGGCGACCAACCTGCTTTGCCCATTTGGAAGCAAGCATGCCATTAGCAGCCCGTTCCCAGTCTCCGGCCGCAATGAAAGCCAGTGTGTTATTGAAGCCAAGCAGCCCACCAATACCAAGGTAGCAGGGTTCCCGCAAAGGAGCGAAGCGACTTTGTGGGATGCTTATGCACATGTTCAGCAGCACCGATTTGCGGACTTCATCCAATGGATTATATACCTCCGGAATCTCATCCACGAGCTGTTTCTCGCAGTTCTGGATATCATTCTCCAAGAGTACATAAGCTTCTCTCTGGGAGATACCACAATCTTCGAGATTGCGACCAATACCGATGGTCAGCTTGCCTGCCGTACAGCGGTACGGTTTTAACCGCAGACCTTCATGTCTAACCAGTTGTTCTTTGATGCGTTCTAACAGTTTGGCTTCCATCGTATCTCCTTGCGAGTAGTATTGAATACTGTATCCGGAGCAAGGAAGCCACTACCCTGTATTAACACAAATACGGATGCATAAGGATGCGACTGAATTTGGGATTGACAGATTTGGGCACTAAACAAACTATGTGCCATAATATGAAGATGGTCGTGTTTTTAGAAGAAAATCAGTTAAGGAGATATCCACGCGTTGGATAAGATATTGTGTGGTGGACTCCAGTTGATTATTAGAATGGTGCTAATATTTTAGGCACAGAGAAAAATTATAATATAATGAGGCAGAAGCTTGGCAGATGTTTTCAAGGATTTTGGAGAACAATGAATTGGAATTAACTCCAACTATAGGGACTCGAGTAAGATTTTGTAAAAGGTAATTTTATATCAATGAGCCAATGTATAGAAATGAGCAAATCAATATCACATCACGAGATTATCATCACCGCCAATCAGAGAGGCAATGCAGATGTTAAAGTTTGAGCAGATTTGTTGTCTCATTCTCATGATTATGATGTTAGGATGTCATAAGCGTCCTACCAAGCCAGAAGTACCTGAAATTGTGCCTTGGACAAGAGTTGAGTGCTTTGGCACTAAACCGATATTTGCTCTTTATACAAGCAGCGATTGTACTGAACTGCATGCGATTAGTGCCGATACATATGGTTACCTACATGAAGGAAAGCCAACAAGTGATTTTGAACTTAAGTCCATTGCTGATTCAATTCCATACATTAACTCAGGACGGATTACGGACTATATACCATATTTCACCGACGAAAAATGCTTCCTGAGCAGTGTAGACGGGACGATGATTTTTATATATAGAATCGAGGGAGGAGCTTGGGAAAAAATCGGTGAACTAAATCTTTGGGACTTCATTTCTGATACCCCGGAATATACGGAACGCTTCGGACGTTCTTGGTGGCTCAATAGTACTAACCATATCACCTGGGCAGGTGGCTCACAGTACTTTATAACAACGGAACAGGATAGGGGGACTAATGTAGCTGCGTATGGTGCGATATACAAACATTTTTTAATCTCTTTGAACGATACAAATCCTATTAGTTATAATCTGATTTATGAGACAACCGGGTTTAACACTGATGTCGATACCTCATTGATATTTAGTAGTTGTTTTATTGGAAATCATTTTTTGCAAGATATCTGGGATAGTAATTGCCACATAATCCTGTCGAAAGATTCACCCCAATACATACAGGGAAGCGGTAATTATCCTATCAGAGATAGGTTTTTCTATGCGGATTACCTTATAGGAATTGGCGATGGCATGGTCATGAAGTCGAATGATTTGGGCATCAACTGGGAGGAATGGCTTGACATAAACGGTACCTGGTCGTACACGTTCATTGGGGGAAAGCATGTACTATTCTTCTCTGATAATATTTCACATTGGAAATTAGAGGATTCTGTCGAAGCAAACCAAATGCTGGAATCAGATGAACTATCAGGATATTGGATTCATTACCTTAAAGAATTTGACGGTTTTGTATACGCAGCAACTAATAAGGGATTGTTTAAAAAACCCGTAAGTGAATTCTTTACTCACAGACCAGAGAGTAAGAGTATATATCATCCTATCATAAAAAGGAGGTAGGGATGTCTTGGATGTTTAAGTTAGTAATGGTAGCACTGATGCTACTTGTGGTTTCATTACTTCTGTGTGACGTGTGGGATCCGGCTCTCGGCACAGGTAATTGGCAAAGTTCACAATATAGGTTGTATATTAATGGGACAGAATCAACACTTACGACATCCCCATTTTATTCAACCCTAGTATCGCACTTGAACGACATTAATCAGGGTCCTAATGCTGATTTTAAGTCAGAGGATGGCTGGAGATTGTATGGAGAGGAATTCGGCGACCCGGGAGTAACAATGCAAGGGTACCCGGTGTTTGGACTGTATAATGAACATCTTGGTCTTTTAAGGTTATTTATGTATAAACCACAGACTGCAGGATACACATATATTGCTCTGAAATCAAATTATGTAGGTAATTCTACATTGTTCGGGTTTGGAGAGGAAAACTCCGAAAGCGGAGTCAAGGCTCTTGATAAGAGAAGCCAGTTAGGAAACTGTTCCTTTCTGCGTGTGTTTGGTCAGCAGACTGCTGCGCCATGCTGGTACTATATTGATCTTAATCTGCTTTATGACCCTGTGCAACGTATCGGGCAACCCTTAATTTATCTATCCATGTTTGGAGCAACTGAATCATCTATTAATTTAAATGTTGCTCTTTCAGGGCTGATTTCTTCCCCTAACGGTTCATCCAATCCTGATTTGCTATCCATGGGCATGAAACTGCTATCTACATATAAAAATGGAGTTAAGCAAGGTCAGCAGATAAATGCTCTATTGGACGAAATGAATAGTGCATCTAATCCGACTTGGGGGGATTTGGATCTGCCTCCAGATATTGTGTCCGGATTACACTCCTTTGTTGGATTTTTAGCACAAAATAATGCGGGCAATGCTATACCGTGGATATCCACAGCGTCATCTCTATTCAGCATGATGTCTGGTCGTAATAACAGTAAAGTATCAAATACAACAATTGAAGTGAAGGGTACTATCTCAGGAACTATGACAGCTCAAAACAATCTCGTTACGACTGACTTTTTTGAGAGTGTCTCCGGAGTTAAATCACTTACCCCTGTTTATAATAAGACTATGGGTCTTATACAGATGAATACTACCCCAATTATAAACCATGCACAAATCATGTATAGTGGAAGCACCGTAGGGGCTCATACATATCAGTTAGCGACTAATCCACCAGCTTTTACACTCAATCCAGATGCCGGACTGACTCTGCGAAATTCTGAACTTGAAGGTGCTATAGAGTTCACTCTTTCTTTTCCTGCCACTTGGACAGATATTATGGACTTAACCGTTGGTCATTCCTTCACTCAAATGAAGGAGATTGGTTGCTATACGCTTCTAAGAACAGAATCTTGGATTAATGGATTGACTGGATACTACCACGAAACCTACAGAACTCCATTTATGCCTCTGAGCCAGATTTATCATACTGCTTTTACTGTGCCAAGAGCAGTGATCGATGCCAGAGTCGTTGTAAAAGCTATTATGGATGTTAACAGTAGTCTGAACAGTGATCCTGTTTATCAACTTATCAGTTTCGCTACAAACATAAACAACGTTGCCAATCAAAGCACAATTTATCCTCATATTCCTGCTCAGTTGGTTACTGTATTGATGCAGGATTTAACTTTACCCAATGCTACCCAACCTAATACAATTATTAACTTAGTTAAATCATACTCAGTAGAAACGGGGAAAACACTGCGGTTCCAAAACTGCACTGTTAATTTGAACAATAGCGATTTTGGAATAATGGTCAATAATGGTCGGTTAGAATTTTCGAATTGTATTGTAAACAGCTCAGAGGGTTTTATCCGGGCAAGCAGTACTAACAGTATTATTTCCATCACCAATGGAAGTGTCATTAATTTTAATTCGGGCGACCCAACTTCACTACTGGCAAACGGTGCTCAACTAATAATTGATGGTTCATCAATGATTATTCAAAATGGAACAATGATTAATCTTGCAAATCGTAGCAGTTTTCTGGCAACAAACTCTGTTGTTAATTTAAACGGGGCAAATTTGCACCTGAGCGGTGCTTCATCAGTGTCCATCGCAGAAAACAGCCAGTTTAATGTTACGGGTAATTCTGTGATTAGTGGCGAGACTCTATGTACTTACTATGACCCTGCCAGTTCTGGCAACGGTTCTTTGTACGGAGCAGAAGTAGCAATTCCAGGAGATAGGATTATTGTAAATAGCAGCAAAATACAGGTAGCCGCAACTTCTTCAATAAGCGGAACCTCAAGATGGGATGGTATCAGCATTACAAATTGTTCTAACACTCCTGTTACATCATCCATCATGGGTCACATAAGCAATATTTCGGTTTTGAAGATAGACAATAGTGTAGTCGAGTTGACATCCTTACAGATTAATAATTGCGGTCAACTACAGTTAGTAAATGAATCAGATGTTATATTGTATAGTGTCAATTACCACCACAATGATTATGGTATTTACGTGGATGAAAGCTATTTTTGTGTAATTTCCTCTCATATTAATTATAATGGTTCAACAGGTGTATCAATTAGTTATCCATCACAGAATTATGGATTCCTACGTGGAACAGAAATCGCGTTCAACCAGGGAAGCGGTATTGAATTACGTCATTCGTTGTTTAATCTTGTCCCATACACAGAAGCAAATAACATTCACGATAATACTAAGTATGGATACCTTAACTTAAGTAATGTACCCAGTTTTGTTTACAGCACAAGTATAAATAACAATGATTCAGCAGAAGTGATTGCTATGTATGATGGATTCCCGATGTTCCGTAATCAGACTGACATGCCACAATCTTATGTACATGATACAGATGGGTTTAATCCGGCTACATTTGACAGGTATCTGTTAGCTGCTCTGGCATGCCCAGCGCAAAATGCATCAATAGACGTTCAATATCTGTCTATTGATACTTCCGATTTAACCAGATTCTTTCCCAATTCTTCTGTCTTTGTACTTCCATACCAACCGATAAGTGATGCAGAGATATTGTATGCTAATGCGCTTGAATTTATCTATATGTATGATTACGCAACGGCATATACTACTATGAAAGCAATCATATCAGATTATCCTACCACCCCAGCAGCCAAAAAAGCTCTTCCTTTCTTACCTTACCTAGATAAGGCCGTTGGAGGAGACTCAAGTATATTGTTAGCATACATTAACTCAATAAATGAACAAGCCTTACAAGAAGTAAAATTGGAAGCATTAGGTGTATTTAAATTATCTAACAAACAATATGACGATGCTATATCCTATTTTGAACAAATCATCCAAAATCCTCCCAGTGAAGAAAAAAAGCTCATTGCTGAGTTAAATGAAGCGTATTGCTATTATAAGTTGGTGACGGAGGGAAGCAAAGTGCTGCCAGAAAAAAGCCACAGAAAACCTATGACCTCCTTAGAATACGCCAAAATTCACGATGAGATAGTTGAGAAAATCATAAAAGTCTCTGATGGCACCAATGTGGAGAACGTTGTTCCTAATGTTGTGCTTGAAAACAATTATCCGAATCCATTTAATCCTGAAACAACAATCACATTTTCAGTACCGTTATCAAGTCATGTGGAGCTAACAGTATACAATATTAAGGGACAAAAAGTTATGTCTCTTGTAAATGGTTGTTTCAATAAAGGAAAACATAAAGTCGTTTGGAATGGTAAGGATCAAGCCGGTAACAACGTTGCCTCCGGTATTTATTTCTCGCGGCTGGTTACAAATGGAATAGTGCTATCTAATAAAATGATACTAATGAAATAGTATCGTATGACCACATGAAAAGCCCGGGGCTAGACTCCGGGCTTTTCTATTGGATCACACATCTAATGATTTGATCTATCCGAGCCTGAAGATCGATTGCTAGTGATAAAGCTGGGGTCATTCTGCAATAATAGATGGGATCGGTAAGGCTCATTCCCTTTCAGTTTTCAGATATTCATGCAGCAACTGATAACTTCCGATGTGATCTTTCTATATCTTTGGTTATAGGCGTTCAGGAGTTGTTTTTTTTGCTTGACCTAGGAAGTGTATGTAAATGTATATGATGAATTGAGAAACTAAGCTGACTGTAATTATGCATGTGACTATCTCTAAAAGGAATAGATACTATGGCGGAAGCAATATTCAAACAGTACCTTGCCAATCTGCAAGCCACTCTGAACCAGGGTGATGCCCGGGAAGAGAGCTTTTATGAGCATATCAAGACTCTTCTTTTACATTATGCTGAGTTAAAGAACAAGAAAAAGCCGGACATCACTATTCTGCCCAAAGCCACCGAAGCCGGTAATCCGGACTTTCGGGTATGGGATGGCAAGAATCACATTACAGGATATATAGAAGCCAAAGCCCCTAGTGTATTTCACCTTGACCAGATCGAAACTTCAGAGCAGTTGAAACGCTATCTGAAGGTCTTTCCCAATCTGATCCTGACTAATTTCTATGAGTTCAGGCTATATCAGCACGGTACTATGATTTGCACGGCTGTGATAGGCAGGGCTTCCAATGCCATTGCTTTGCACAAAACTCCTCCCCTGGAACAAGCAGAGCAGTTTAGCTACCTTTTAGAAAGGTACTTTGCTTTTTCACTGCCTGCCATAGATAATCCCAAGTCACTTGCCAAAGAGCTTGCCAAGCGCACCCGCTTCCTGCGGGATGAGATTATTGCTATCGAACTGGCAGAAGAAGAGAGACAAGGCAAGAAAGTCCTGCTGGGTTTTTATGATTCTTTCAAACGTCTGCTGATCAATAAACTGACACATGAGCAGTTTGCCGACCTGTATGCCCAAACACTCACATACGGCATATTTGCTGCCCGTACCAAGTCTGAAGGTGAATTCAATCGTGAACTGATTTACAAATACATCCCCAACACGCTCGGAGTGCTGAAAAGCATCTTTAAGTTTATCTCTTATGACGAACCGCCCAAAGCACTCGAGGTCCTGATTGACGACATTGCGGAAATCCTCTGTGTGACAGACATCAAAAAGATACTGCATGCCTATTACAAGGAAGGCAAGGGCAGTGACCCTATTATTCATTTCTATGAGACGTTCCTCTCTGAATACGATCCCACCCTTAGGGAAAAGCGGGGAGTATATTACACTCCTGAGCCTGTTGTGCGTTACATCGTCAAATCCATCCACAGCATCCTAAAATCTCATTTCAACCTCAAAGACGGACTGGCAGATAATGCGGTTACCTTACTTGACCCGGCTGCGGGGACACTTACCTTTCCGGCAGAAGCCATCAAACTGGCAGTGCAGGAATACACAGGCAAGTACGGCTCCGGCAGTATCAAGCAAATGATCAAGAATCACATTCTCCCGCATTTCTATGCTTTGGAACTGATGATGGCACCATACACGGTCGGACATCTGAAAATCAGTTACCTGCTGGATGAAATCGGTTACATGATGACTGAGGATGAGAGGTTCAAGCTATTTCTAACGAACACCCTTGAAAAGGATTTGCCTGCACAAATAGAGACTCCATTTACTCACGAGATAACAGAAGAGTGCCTGCTTGCCAATAAAGTCAAACAGGATGAACCGGTGCTGGTGATCCTGGGTAATCCGCCATATAGCGGAATGAGTGAAAACAACAACCCCTGGACAGAGCAACTACTCAAGCAGGATTTGGATGGAGCTACCAGTTACTACAAAGTGGACGGAATGCCATTGGGAGAAGCGAATCCGAAAATGCTGCAGGATGACTATGTAAAGTTTATCCGCTTTGCTCAGTGGAAGATTCAAAAAGCTGGCAAAGGCATCGTGGGTATGGTAACAAACCACAGCTATATAGATAATGCCACTTTTAAAGGCATGAGACAAAGCCTATTAAGTACATTCGACCAGATATATGTCTTGGATTTACACGGCAATAGCACCAAGAAAGAGACCGCTCCCGACGGCAGTAAAGACGAGAATGTCTTTGATATTAGAACAGGAGTAGCCATCCTGCTCATGCTTAAGGACAGCAATGCAGAAAAGAGATTCTATCATGGAGATTTGTATGGGCTTAGGACTGCCAAATACGACTGCCTGAATGATAGCAGCATTGATAGCTTTGAATATACGTTAATCCAGCCCAAGCAGCCTTTTTATCTTTTCAAACCCTTATCTGACGACAATATCCACTACTTGGACTGGGATAAAGTCAATGAGATATTTCCTCTTAACAGTGCCGGAATTCAAACTGCAAGAGATAACCTGACTATCCAGTTTGATAGACAAATTATGCTGAACACTGTCAATCAGTTTGCTAAACTTGATACTGAGACTGCTCGGCAGGCTTACGAACTGGGCAAAGATTCAAGAGATTGGAAAGTTGATTTAGCCCAAAAGGACTTAAAGGAATCAGGACTTGATTCTGATAATATAAATCCCATTCTCTACAGACCCTTCGATATCAGATATACTTACTATACAGGCAAGTGTAGAGGATTTCATAGTATGCCGAGAAATGAGGTCATGCAGCACATCAAAAACGACAATATAGGGTTAATTCTGGGTAGACAGGGTCAGGTGGTAGGTTCTGATTTTTTATGGAACTTGGCTTTTGTTTCTGCAAGTATGATTGACTACAATGTGTATTATCGGGGTGGTGGTGTGTTATTGCCATTGTATCTTTATCCTGATCCGCATTCAGATGACCTCTTTGCTACGCAGGAAACGCAGGTCAATATCAAACCGGAACTGCTTGCAGATTTCACTAAGCAGAACATCGCAGCAGAAACCATCTTCTTTTATATCTATTCCATCATGTACAGCAATATCTATCGGGAACGTTATGCTGAGTATCTCAAAATAGACTTTCCCCGTATCCCCTTTACTGAAGACACGCAGCTTTTCAAGCAGATGGCAGGATATGGCAAAGCACTAGCAGATTTGCACCTGATGCAGAGCAGCGATCTGGACACACCTATTGCAAAGTACCAGGGTAATAGCGATAACGACAGAGTGGAACATGTAAGCTACGATGTGGCTCAAGGACGCATCTATATCAATCAGGATAAATACTTTGAAGGCATCAGTCAGGAAGTCTGGAATTATCACATTGGTGGCTATCAAGTCCTTCACAAATACCTCAAAGACCGCAAAGGCAGAACTATGGACAACCCCATCTACTATTGCCGGATTGTAACAGCTCTCAGTAAAACGATGGAATATCAGGCTAAGATAGACGAAATCTATGATGAAGTAGAAAAGGATTTGCTAGGAGCTTAAGCTTATGAGTGCATTAGCTCTAAAAACGGTTAAGAGGCTCTTCGCACTGTCAAAAAACCGCTGTGCTTATCCGAAATGCTACAATGCAATTGTTGATAACGATGGAATTATCTTGGGAGATATATGCCATATCAAAGCAGCAAATCACAAAGGCCACGATACGATGAAAACCAGATTCCAGAAGACAATATCTCATTTAAAGCTTTTAAATACAATCAATTCGTAACTATTAAAGGAGACGAGTGATGGGATTTTCAAAAAAAATAGCTAACCAAGCACTAAGGGATTCTGGTAGAAATTGCTGTTTATGTAAGCGGTTTTGCGGCACAAAAATTCAGACTCATCATATTATACCTTTGGCTGAAAACGGTGATAACAGTTTTGATAATTGTATCCCTTTGTGTTTCGACTGTCATGCCTTGGTAGGTGGCTATAATCCTGATCATCCTTTAGGTCGTAAAATGCAACCTGATGAACTAAAATGGATGAGAGATCAATTATACAGTCAAGTGGCTGATGGCAAATTTACTCCTGTAGCTGATATCAGTGGGGATGTAATTGGAAATATTACAATCAATGGCAACGGCAATGTTGTCGCTGGTAGAGATATCAATTATAATCCCAAGATAGTTCAAAATACTCAAGTGCAATATGATGCAAACTTATATATATCAAATGCTGTTGCAAAAAGAATAGCAAACTTAGTTAAGGAACTGTGTACAATTAAAACTTCTGCAGGTTATTCCCAAAGCATGGCATATGCTGAAGTTTGGAGTTCTTTTAAGAATAGATATAAAGTCACAAAATATGAATTGACCCCCAAAGAGTCAGGCGATGATGCCATTACATATCTATATAAACAGATCAACTTAGCCAGATCTTCCATACGAAGAAAAGATCCTGAGCTGTGGAAAAACACACTATACAAATCAATCTACACTCGTTCAAAAGAGCTTAATATTGAAAAAGAAGAATTATACGTTTATGCCCAACAGAACATCCCCCTAACAAAGAAAATAACAACACTGAAAGACCTTACTATGCGAGATTTAGATCGGCTTAATCAATTGCTGATTAACCTGCAAAAACGTTCAAAGTAAGATTATACTACTTCTGTCGTGGTCCTACACTTCCAATGAAACGGCGGAAACGGGGTATGCGCTCCGGAGACGCCTATCGGGTTCATCTCTGAGTCGTATTCGATCTGATCGTCTTTGATCCATGGTGCGAGGGCTTTGATGTATTCCCGGGCATCATCCAGGCTGTTGGATTTGGTATCCAGAGCCATGAGATTATCCATCACTTCAATGGCATCGTTCAGGGGATAGGCCTTGTCCTGTGCTGCCAGAGCCCGGCAGATGTCACTGGTGCGGTCATCCAGGATCACAACGAGCTTGTAGTATCTGGCTTTGGCTTTCTTGTAGCCTTGAAGCCTTCCGAACTCTCTGATTCTTAGTGCGGTATGCTCTGCAAGACCCTGCCAGTAGTGGGAGGACTTCTCTGCGATATCACCAAACTGTTGTTTGAGAGTATCAGCGAGCATCTCTTTGGTATAACCTTGCTCAATGGCTTTGGAGAGGGTGTCTGCGAAGTTCTGCCGGACGTCAGCATCGAAGTGGTTCCCGATCCAGAATAACTGCTGCTTCTGAATGGTGGTTGAGAGATGCTGATCTTCGATGCCCCAGAGCCCGATGCTGGTTCTTGTTGGGGCTTGCACTTGGGTGTCTTTGAGTCCGAGCCGCACACAGCGGTCTATTATCGCTTTGGTGGGCTCATTGACCAGAGCTGCGAAGTCATCTCCCAATTGGGTATTGATGATGCCCATAAGCTTATCTATGGAGTTCTGGTTGATCTTCTCGGCTCGGGGCATGTCACTCAGCATCTGGATCGCAAGGCGTGTAGCATCTCTAATCTCGGTTTTCCATGCATTATTTAGGACTCGATAGTATTCAAGCATCAGGTTATCATAATAGTTCATTAGAAGCTGAACCTCCGGACCTTGACTCTGTTCCTGCCGATATCGTATTCGGAGAAGCGTTCCAAGCATCCTGCCAGTGCATCACAGGCATCGATATAGCCATCTGGATAAGTGAGGAACTGGCTAATGAGGGTTGGTGTATCTTGACCCTCCGGAAAGAGGACCTTGGCTGTCTCAATGATTGTCTCGGTGCGTTCTATGCGCAGGTTCTTGTTATCCTTGTTATCGATCCGCTTGATTCTATGACTCATGGGTGGAAGATGGTTATCAGTAGCCCACCTATCGAAGTCAGCAAGGATACGTGCCTGTCCGTAGGTGGTTTCACAGGCAGCCCTGGCTTTCACTCTGTAGATTCTATCCAATTCCTGATAGGCATCATAGTAGTATTTGAAGAACTTGGTATTCTCAGTCTGACGTATCCAGACATGGATTACATAGAAGCGATTACCATCATATCCTATGGAGATGACAGCCTTGTAACAGCCCTTCTCTCCCCAGGCAGGATCGGCATAGAGCCAGATTCGCTTCATCTGGGATGGATCAGGTAATGTGCGATACTTGGTGAACCAGTGGTTCTTGAAGATGTTCCCTTCGATTACCGGCTGACCTAGCATCTCCCTCTGATATCCGGTATGCCCGAACTTGGCTCTGAGGTTTGGCAGAGTGGCAGTAGGATACTGCTCTTCCCAGATGGACTTACCATGCATATCTTCGAGAGAGAAGCGCAATATCGCCTTTTGGTGGGTCTTTAATACGATCTGGTAGGTTACGTCTAATTCTGGATTATCTGCCCGTAAATCGCTTAATATGAGCTCCTGAAACTGGCAGATAGAGTAATTGGGATGTACCAGGTTACCGAGCCAGACGATCTTGCCATTACCTTCTGGAGATAATGCTCCGGCAAGCTCCTGGGTGATCTTCTCCATCCTACGTTTACCGATGCACTGATTACCCATGTTCTCTTCTTTATCGATATCATCACAAACAATCAGTCCGGGCCGTTTGGCAGTCTTTGGGTTGATCGTTCCACGATGACTCTGCTTGATAGAGCGTGCTCTGATCCTGGCTTTGTTCTTGAGATAGAAGTCGAGATCGAAGGCATCCACAGGCTGCAGCTCCGGATAATCCATAGTGAGCCGCTTATTGTTCTGCAGTTCATGTAAAGTGAAGGCAGTCCGCTCCTGTGCGAGATCTACGTCTGCTGCAGTATGAATCACGTAGCGTTCACCTTTGATGATCCTCCAGATCGGATAGACCACTCCCATAAGTACCGTTTTGCCCAGCCCACGAAAACCTGTGATTCCGATGATGCCTGAGCCCTTATCAGTTTCATCGAACATAGTCTCATGTGCTGGGCAAAAAGGTAGTGGAAAGATATGCGGGAAATAGGTATGGCAGAAAAACGAGAAGGCATCCCAGCCCTCTCCGGTGGTTCTCCTAATCCTATCAGTCTTGGCTTCAGGATTATCGTCTATAAAAGGCAAGACGGAGATCGTTTTTGAAGCGATCTCCGCCAGTGCCTTGTTATGTCGCTGAATGAACTTCTTAGACATAACCTGTGTCCGGAGGCTTAGGGTAGGCCGGAAGGATCAGGGGAGCCGGAGGCGACGGCTCCCCTGTTTGGAGGGTTTGGAGGGTAGGGTATGGAGGCTGGTCTGTAGGCTTGGAGGCAACCATGTCCGTGGCTGTAATATTATCCATTTCTAACTCTTAAGTACTCGGCAAGGTCAATGACGATGCTTTGAAACTGTTTCAGCATAGTCTCATGCCCTTTCTCGATCATAAAGTCGGTCACCTGATCCAGGAAGCGCACGATATAGTCGTTCAGTTCCTTGGCAGGCTCGGAGTCCTTCTGGTTCTGCTTGATTAAGCTTACGAGGCTTTGCAGAGCGGTGTCTGCCGGGTTCTTGGCATACTCACGAAGTGCCTGGATGAGTGCCTTCTTGCGGGCTAAGCTGATCTCATGGTCAAGCTTGCGCTCTTCCTTGAACAGTTCATCCCACTTGCCTGACTTGATCCATTTGCGGACGGTGATATCGGATACTCCGAAGATCACCGCCAGTTCAGTGGGTTCAGTCTTACCGTTCAGATAGGCTTCTTTGCAGTTGTCCCGCTTGATGCGGAACTCAAGTGCGTTACTCATACTCAGGTCGGACCTTGTGTCTGTCTAAGTAGGCATTCAGGTCTTTGCCCTTGCAGCGCAATTGACCATTCTCTTTGGTTCTAAAGGCAGGCAGAGGGTTCTCGATGTCCCGTATCCAGCGGTAAACACTGGAACGGTCAACCCGGAGGATGTCAGCTATCTCATCCGTGCGGTAGTTGCGTTCATCATTGAAGACGCTCATCGGTTTTATCTCCTCTGCGGTATTGGTATTCATGGATGTCATTATTCATTCTCCCGTATTTAGTTCAAATCCACTTGCATTAGGATACCAATCATTCTTATCTACAGGGTGCTGAAGTTGAGCACGATCTGACGCTGTTGTCCGGACTCATCCTTCTCATAGAAGGTGATATACTGCTTAGTGGATACGACCTGGATCGCCTGGTCGATCAGTTCCATAGCTTCCTTCCAAGTCGGGTCCTTGATGTTGTATCTACGCAGGCGCAGGATACGGTACTTGGCGATCTCGCCTTTCTTATCCACCTGGAAGGCTTCACTGATGATG